CTACAGAAAACATGACTACTAAACGTGAACAGATTATGGCAAGGTTACTTACAACACTTGCTAATACAACAGGGGTAAGTACACGTATCTATAGAAGCAGGGTAGTACCATTGAGTAGAGGTGAATCACCTGCATTAATATTAGAACCTGTTAGTGATACTGTTGAACAAAATACATCACTACCTACATTAGATCATTCTTTAACAGTAAGAGTAAGTGTAATAGTAAGAGGTGATGTACCTGATAATGTGGCAGATGCAACTGTAGAAAGTTTGCACAGTAAAATAATGGCAGATTTAACAGTTAATAATCTTGCAATAGATGTACAACCATCTGATACTTCTTTTGAATTGTTAGACGCAGATCAGCCTGGTGGTGTTATTGGTGTGGAATATATAGTGCGATATAGAACAGAAATAGACGATTTAACGCAATAGATGGTGTTTCTTACTAAAAACCTATATTATAGAAACATACTGATTAAATGTAACAATGCCTAAGCTACACAGAAAAAGAAGCATACTAGCTAAAGCAGAATCTAGTTATGGAAGTGACCCTACACCTACTGGTTCTGCTAACTATGTACAGGTAATAGATTTGAATATAGAACCTATTGTAAGTGATGAAGTATCAAGAGATTTAATAAGGCCATATATGGGTAACTATGAAGTAATACCTGCTAATACAAGAGTTAATGTAACCTTTGATGTAGAAATGGCAGGTAGTGGTAGTGCAGGTACAGCACCTAAATATGGTGCAATACTAAAAGCGTGTGGATTATCAGAAACAGTTGTTAGTTCTACATCAGTAACTTATGCACCAGTAACAACACCATCAGACAGCGTTACATTGTTTGTTAACTATGATGGTATAAGACATAAGGTCACAGGTGCTAGAGGTACATTTAGTCTTAACTGTGAAGTAAATAACATACCACGTATTTCTTTTTCTTTAACAGGTATATTTAATGCACCTACTGATACTGCTTTACCAACTGTAACAGTAAGTAATCAGGCATCACCTCTTATATTTAAAAATGGAAGTACATCTAACTTTGCAATATTTGGTTTTGCAGCAGCGTTACAATCATGGAATTTAGATTTTAATAATGAAGTAATCTATAGAGAATTAGTAGGCGGTACAAAAGAAGTATTAATTACAGACCGCAGACCATCAGGTACAGCAGTAATAGAATCTGTTGCTTTATCTAGCCATAACTTCTTTACAGACTATACTGGCACATCAACTGGCACAAACACATGGTTACATGGAACTACAGCAGGTAATAAGATTACTGTATCCTGTCCACAAACTGATTTAGGTCAGCCTACCTATGAAGAATCAGATGGTATAACAATGCTTAGTTTACCTTTTATGGCAACACCTACAGCATCAGCTAATAATGAATTTAGCCTTGTCTATACATAAAAAAGGGTATACCCTAGTTAGTAGATACTAAATTTTTATGCCTTTTGTTATAGACCAGAAACCTACTTATAAATGGAAAGTAGTAGTAAAAATAAATAAAGATGGTGAAGTATCACAAGAAATATTTACAGCACATTTTAAAAATATTTCACAATCTAGGTTTAAGGAAATGATAAAGATGGTAGAGGAAAAACAGATAGATGATATAGATGTAGCAAAAGAAGTATTACTAGGTTGGGAAGATTTAGTAGATGCAGAAGGTCAAGAAGTACCATTTAACAAAAGTACACTAAATCAATTATTAGAAGTTAGAGGTTTTGCAACTGCTGTAGGTTTTGCATTTATGGAATCTAATGAAGAAATATTTGTAAAAAACTAATTAAGGCAGGTGAATATTGGGCTGTTGGTTCAACTGTCATAGATAAAACAGCAGAAGATGATGCAGTATTAGGTATAACAACAGAAAAAAAAGAAGTAGATGATAATTTTTATGTATATTCACAAAATTGGGAAACTGTACAAATGTTTTTAAGGTGTCAGACACAATGGCGTGTAGGAATAAGTGGAATTATTGGATTAGACTATACATCTGTGATAGAAATGATTAAACTGTATTTAGTAGAAGATACTGTTGCTATGCTAGAAAATCTACAAATTATGGAAGCTGAAGCATTAAAGGTAATAAATAAGGAAAAATAATATGGCAAAGTTTGATTTAGTAGTAGCAGCAAAAACTGTAGGTGCAGGTTCTATAAAACGTCTTGGTAACTCTATGCAAGGGGTTGCAGGTCGGGTAAAAAATTTAAGGCTTGCTATGGGTGGTCTTAATAAAACTTTTGCAACTTTTGGTATTTTAATTTCTGGTGGTGCATTTGTAGGACTTGTAAAAGGTGCAATAGATAGTGCAGATAGTTTTGGTAAGATGGCTGACCAGACAGGTATTGCAGCTAACACATTACAAGCATACGTAAACGCAGGTAAATTAGCAGGTGTATCACAGGAAACAATAGATAAAGGATTAAGAAGATTAGCACAATCAATGAGAGAAGCAGATCAGGGTGTTGCTACATATTCAGATAGTTTTGACGCATTAGGAATATCTGTTAGGGCAACAGATGGCACATTTAAAACAAGTGAACAGGTACTAGGAGAAGTAGCAGATAAATTTGCAACAATGGAGAATGGTGCAACAAAAGCTGCACTTGCTATGGAAATATTTGGTAGATCAGGTGCAAGTTTAATTAATTTACTAAATGGTGGTGCAGCATCACTAACAGAATTTAACTATGAAGTATCAGAAAACTTTGCACAAAACGCTGAATTTTTCAACGACCAGATAGCAGTATTAGCAATTAGATTTGATGGATTTAGAAAACAGCTTACAGATGCACTATTACCTGCATTAAATACTATTGTTGGTGTATTTAGTGAATTATTTAGTGCAGAAAATGATTTTAGTGGATTTTTTAAAGCTATAGAAATAGGTATTAGGGGTATTGCTATTGGAATATTTGCAACTGTTAAATTAGTAGATGAAGTTATAAGAGTTATTGGTGCAGCAGCACAAAAAGTACAAAGTTTTTTCGATAACATAAAAATTCCACCATTTGTACAAAAATTATTAGGTGGTGCAGGTAATATTGCAAAAGATTTAGGTAATAGATTTAAAACACAACAGAAAAGTAATTTAACATCATTGTTTGGTGAAGATTTTACAAAAGGTTTTTCTGATAGGTTTACTGAAAGTTTTAATAAAATACAAGAATTATTTAGCGGTTCAACAAACGCACCTGCTAGTTATTTTCAAGATATAAAAAGTAGTGCTGATGGTGCAGGTGATTCTATAGAAAAATCATTTGGTCAAACTATGCGTGATAAGTTAAAAACTTTTGGCGATAGCATAAAAACCCTAAAAGAATCTATGGCAGATGTTGTAGTAAAAGGTATTAAAGGTATGGAAGATGCATTAGTAAATTTTGTTACCACAGGAAAACTTAATTTTAGAAACTTAGCAAACTCAATAATTGCTGATATGGCACGTATTGCTATACAACAGACAATTACAAAACCATTTACTAATTTTATTACTGGTTTATTTACTAACGCAAATGGTAATGCATTTGTTAATGGGAAAGTAGAAAAATATGCTTATGGCGGTATTGTCAAAAAACCTACAATATTTCCTATGGCTAATGGCATGGGTCTTATGGGTGAAGCAGGTGCAGAAGCAATACTACCTTTACGTAGGGGTAGTAATGGTAAGTTAGGGGTACAATCTACAGGTGGTGGTATTGGTAATATAAATGTAAATGTAGACGCATCTGGTAGTTCTGTAGAAGGTAGTGAACAAGGTGGTAGAGAATTAGGTAGGGCTATTGCTGTTGCTATACAATCTGAATTAGTAAAACAAAAAAGGCCAGGAGGTTTATTAGCATAATGGCAACTTTTCCTTCTATAGAAGCTAGTTATGGTTTACGCAAAAATTCTGCACCAAAAATTAGGGTAGTAAAATTTGCAGATGGCTATGAACATAGAATAAATCTAGGTCTTAGTGAACACCAAAACCCAAAAGAATATAATCTTGCATGGAATAATATTACAGAAACAGATAGCGATACTATAGAAACAGTTTTAGATAACAGGGCAGATGACAGGGCTAGTTTTGATTACACACAACCTGGTGAAAGTGCATCATCTAAATTTGTATGTGATAAATGGCAAAAACAAATAAATGTACCTAACAGAGCTACT